AATATGATTTACGAAAATCTTATTCCAGTGATTTAATTTTCCTTCTTCAGCATTTTCTGGTAATGTTTGATCATCATTGACTAAGTTAGTATCATATTGATGTTTTGACTTAACATAATCAGTAGCTAATGGGAAAATATATTTGAAGTGATGTAGCTGTTGCAAATTATAATATGGGAACCATAGATAACTAAATCTTAGTTCTGTCCACAAATAATAAATGTAGGATAACTTTCTCAATAGACGAGTGACAGGCTTACATTGGAAAATAAGTCTACAAATGTTATCTGCCAAACTATTAAATTCTCTGAATGTAATAGAAGGTTCTTCAATATCCACATCAAATCTAGATGTTAAGAATAATTTTGCAATTGCTGCTTTGTCTGTCTTATCAAATCTTAATGGATAATCATTGATTTCATCAGCACGTCTTAAGTCATCGACATCTTTACCATCTACTTTAGACCATAGTTCAACTAACTTACAACATAGGCCTAACATATTCAATGCCATCTTAACACCTTTATAAGAACCCTTATATTGGTTATATTCAGGAATTTCATGATAAACATATCTGATGAAATTATCTAGTTCATCACCAGTTAAATCTTCATAAGCGTCAGCATTACCTACAATTTCTTCATATTCTACTGTTTCACCGTATTGATTCTTTGCTTCAATTTTTTGTTTTAAAGCAACTTTCTTTTGCAATAAGAAATGTCTCAAATCATCTATATTAGGATCAAGTTCAATTCCGAAATGAGCCTTATAATGATTTAACAATTTTGCTTCAACATCATTAATATAATTGAAGTCTGCAATACGAGCAACCTTTTCTAGAATACCAATATTGGTTTTCTTACTCATACCAGTATACATAGTATTTAAGAATTTTTCAGTAAACTTTACGAATTCCCAATATTCAGATTGTTTTAGATATGCAGGAGGATAGTCCAACATTTTAATCTTTCTATTACGAGTATCTTCTACAATCCATGGACCTAATATTCCTTCAGCATAGGTTGAACTGTAAACAATATCATGGATTTTTGGGTTATCAATATCAATCCATGCATCTACAATAACACTACCATGTTCAACAATGTTTACTACTTTAAATGTAGCTACACCTGTTGAAGGATCATAAGTAAGATCTTTTATTTCACCAACACTTTCATCATTTAAGACAATAGTAGGTTGAATACTCCAAAGATAACTATTTGGGTTATAAACTGTGACTGTGCATGAACCTTCTACATTTGGTGCAAGAATTAAATCTTCAGGAACTATATTAGAGAATTTTATGATTAACTTTTGTAAATCATAAATGTCTTCTTCTGAAGTAATATATTTCCAAGGTTCACCATAAGTCTTATATTCAACACCATTTGCATTGATGTCGAATACTCTTACTGTTATTTCATTATCATTTAATTTCTTTAGTAATTGGTCTATATCCATTCCTAATTCTGAATGTAATGGATTGAATTCGAATGTTAGGATATATTCATTACCATTCTTTGATAAATCGACTTTATTTACACAAGGATGAATATCCATAGTTTCTCTTTCTTTTCTATGGATTTTGATAAATGTTAAATCATCACATGTTGCTTCTAGTTCCATTACATCCAATGGAGATCTAGATTTAAATTTTAATTTGACTGTAAATGGTGTAGGATTTTCTTCAGTTCCAGCATTTAATACTTGACGTGTTGTTTTATCATCAATGACAGATGGTCCTTCAGAGTTGATAATAACATTCTGAATTGAAGTATAACCATAGATTTCATCAAGATTACTATCTAAGAAAATGGTACCACTTTCTTCACCAATTGGCTTTGGATAGTTATCTTTATTTTCATCTATTTCACCACCGTATTGAACGTAGTCCTGTCCTTGTTTGTTTCTGACAGCATATTGAAGATACCAGCCATCGGCTTCAGTACCATTTAAATATCTAACATTTTTAAGTATACCAACTTTGTATTTTATTTCCATCTTATACGTCCCATACACTCAAACTGTCAAAACTCTTCTTATCAAGAACTTCAAACTTAATCTTTGGAAAATCATTCTTACACTGATTTTGTAAGCCAGATAGGATATAAATCTTTCTGATAATTGGATTTTTCAAGACAAGATTTTCTTCTCTCTTGTTATTATTCTTGATGTGTAAATTTAATTCATTCTGATACTTCTTTAATTTAGCACATCCTTCTTTAGTCATATATTCGATTGCTCTCTGAATTTGTTCTTTATTTGCAGATTTGATAAATGACTCATAGTCAGATGTATCAAGAATCTGTTGTTTGAAATAATCGAAATCTAGAGCTAATTGATTTTTACCGGCTTTAATAACTCCTACGTTATTATCATTTATCCAATTATTTATGTTATCATAATTCCAAAGGAACTTCTTAAAAGCTCTTGTTTTCAAATCTTTAATTTCATCTCTGAATTCAGGAGAATAAGTTAAGAAATCTGTCCATTCTTTTGCATCATCATTTTTAACAACTTTATCTACGAATTCAGAATAAGTCTGTATACCTTCAATTTGAATAATACATTCCAATTTATTTGTAGGATTGTTTGCATTATTCCATAGCCATTGTGGATTTAATGAAACGGATAGCTCAGAAGCGCTCTGGATCATTTTTAATGTGCTAATCAAAGAACTATAAGCACACTGATAATAACCTACCAGAGTAGCTCTATTCATCATAGAGGATAGACTCTTTTTATCCATAGGAAGAGTTGTAGCATTAACATTAAATAATTCACTAAAATTTACCATTATTTTCCTACCGTTTTCAAATATTCTCTGACTTTATCTATTTGTGGAATTTCCAAAATAATTCCATCACATAAGTCATTCCAAACATCACTTATTCCATTATACCACATAATGAACCACCAATAGTTAGTAGTTCCATAACATTTCTGAGAAATCAAATCTGGACGTCCAACTTCTTCGTGTTCTACTTGAACATAGATTGGATCTCCGAAATCAAAATCAGTTTGTGTAAATGAACCTAAATCATATTCATTTACTCCATTAGTTGTATATTTATCTAAATATCTAGTTCTTGAAGTTATACTTTCCATATTCTATTTATGAACATAAATATAGTATGGCAATGAAACGATTTGAAACAAATGGCAATCCAAATGAATTTGCTGGTAATAACTGTTTCCATTTAACAACTATTGATACGGATGGAAATCCTATTACTTTAACTGGCATTGTAAAAGAAATGCCAAGTTTCGGATTGTCTACTGAATGGATTGAAGCTCCAAGAGCAACATTCGGTAAGAAGGTTCAAGAATTCTTTATGAGTGATTTAGTTAATACTGCTACATTCTTAGCTGGTGGTGTTAACACTACACAATTATTAATGGACCATTGGTCATCTAGAATGTATAATGGTAGTACAAATAAAGATATTACATTGAACTTCAGAATTTATCCACAGAATTTATTAGGTCAAGATGACCCTAAAACATGGATGAAATATCTTTCTAAATTTGCAACTGTATCAGCTGCAGGTGTTTTAAATGTTGGTACTTTAGAGCAGAACATAAAAGATTCTCTAATTGCAATGAAAGGAGAAGGTGCTGAAATTGGTGAAGCTTTTTCAAGTTTAGCAGCAGGTACTGATGGTAATGCTGAAACTGATGAAATGAAGAAAATACGTAAAACAAAAATTTCACAGATTACTTTTAAAATTGTAGAATTTACAAATAATGCAAAAGCAACAGTTAAAGATAAATTGTTAACAACACAAGCTGGTATACCAATAAAAGTTTGGTCAGGTTCTGATGATGACAGAAAATCTGAAAATGTTTATATTGCTGATATTTTAAATACATGTGATTTATGGATTGAATCTGGTGAAAAAGGTACTTATGAATCAAAAGTAGATTTAACTGATGAAACTCCATTTACATATAAGTTTAAATGGAAAGACCAAGATTATACATTTAAATCAACATCTACTGAACATGTCACTGATAAAACATTAGATACAACTACATGCACATTGGATGTAGAATCAATTATGGGAGCACTATCAAGTGATGGTGATTGGGATAATAATGTTTGGGGAAAAGATCAAGTAGAAAATTATTTTAGAAGTGTATTAGAAAATGTTAATGAACAAATTAAATCTGCAAAATTAGATTTTAATGCTAATTATCAAACATTGATGGATGCAGATTCTGATACACTTAAGAAAATTGAAAATTCTCTTGCATCACAATTTGCAACTGAAGAAAGATGGAAAGTAAAATTCTTATCATCTAATTTGTGGCAATTAGATATTTTCCGTTTCATATTTAAAAAGCCAATTATTGTTGCGATAACTGACTGGAAAGTGACACCATCTCTTGAAATGATGGATGGTTTTCATGCTTATTATGATTTTAGTATTACTTGTAGACCTGACCAAGTAAAATCATTACAACGTTGGAAACAAGTAATTAAATATGAAGCTCAACAACCTACTATTCAATAAAATTAAAAATCAATGATAAATTATTATATGATAATTTTTCATTAGTTTCCATATTGATTTGAAAATCTACCCATAGTGGGTTATTATCTGGACCACATTGTGTTGAAGGAGTAAAACTCCAATCTTTAATTATCCAGTCAACAGCATCAGCCTTTTTAATTAAATCACCAAATTTTAAAGTAAAAACAGCAGTTCCTCTGGAATATGTTGTTAAAGCTTCTATGTTTTCATAAATTTTATGAAGAGCAGTTGTAGCTTTTTCTGTCATTGTTCCATTACTATTTGCTACTTCATTTAATTCTCTTCCTAATTGATTACCTTGTTCTTTAGCATTACTTAATGCATTTACAATATTATTTACTTCTGTTTGTAGAGAAAATTCTGACATTGGTGATGTTAAAAAAGTAAGCCATGGAATAATAGTCATATATGAATTTGTATTCGTATAATTTGCTTTAAAATAAGCTCTAAATTTTATTCCTACAGAAATGTTAGCACCATCTTTAGGAAGAATTTGTGTCCATTTATCAGTAGCCGCATTAGAATTGAATACACCACCAGAGAACATTTTAAATGCATCTGAACGTGTAAATTCTTTAATAGTAGCAACTGCTTTTGCACCTGGAGATTCTCCCCATCCTGTTGAATAACCTAATTCTATTGCATCATCTGCAATACCGTGAATTTCCATAATTCTACGGCCTTGAATTTCTGGTAATTGTTTTACCGCACCATTAAATGATTTTGTTGATAAACCAATTTCAAATGCACACGAATGATATTTGTGTGTATTTTTCATATTAGTTGTATCTTCATCATGTGTATAAATGCTTAAAGACATTTTTTACCTTAGAATAAATTGAACAATCCACTCTTCTTTTCATCTTTGATTTCAATCTTCTTATCCTTAATATCGGTAAGTAATTGAACCATTTTTTCAAAAACTTTATTATAATCAATAGGTTCATTTTCTTTTTCTATTGATTTACTTGCAGTAGAACCATCTGTTGCAACTGTTTGTGCAAACATAGAAGTTCCTTGTGGTGCAGCTTGACCATTTTGTGGATTTACACCAAAGAATTTAGCAGTGACCATAGTTGCTGTAGCACTTAACAAAATTACTTCACTCAAGTCTTTAATCTGTTTTAATACAGCATTCATCTTAGACTCAAATAAATTCATCTTTTGTTGTTCAACATTATTATACGTATCTGCAGTAACACCTAATGCAGTTGCTGCTTCTTCAGATACAGGTTCTTCTTGAGCTTCAGCTTCTTTTTCATTAGAACTAAAGAAATCTTTAATTGCTCCTGCAATACCTGTAATTAATTTGACAACCAAATAAACTGGATTTAAAGCCATTAAGAAATCGATAACAGCTTTACCAACAGGTGCTAAGAATTCAACAAGTGTTCCAGCAATATCTTTTATAATATTCCATGCAGCAGATAAGAATGTTGTAATTGCATTAGCAATCATAGGAACAATCATTGATATAACTTTAATAAGTCCATAGATGATTAAACCAACTAATGCTACAATAGCTATAACTGCAGCAGCGATTAATAGATACTGAGCAGCAGCCATTGCAATCTGGAATACAATACGTGCCATATCAGCAATGAACAAAGCGATAGCTTTGACAAGTTTAAATCCAGTCACAAACATATCTTTAATGAATTTAGCAAGTTCACAAGCTAAAGCATAAGCAATTCTTGCCATATCAGCAGTATGACGAATAACAGTCATGGCAAAGTCTTTTACTATATTACCTAACTTTAAAGCATGTTCTTTTAGATGTAAACTATTAACTAACCAGATAGCACCAGCCCAAAGTTTTTTACCAAATGTAATAAGTAATTTTACATCATTAAAGATTTTACCAGTCAACACTCGCCAAGATAATAATATAGCAGCGAATATACCTATAGCATACGCTTTAACTTTTGCTGAAGCAGTTTCCCAGAAACCAATAAACAATGCACCAAAGATTAATACCCAAGGAAGAATTTCTTGAATAAATGCAGCAATCCATGCAACAGGTGATAAGAACTTCTTTAACATTGCTTTAACACCATTAAAGAAACCTGAGAAGTCTGGTCCACCTTTCTTTTCTTTTTCTGGTTTTACTATTTCTTTAGGTTTTTCAGTTGCTTTTACAAGACTATCAATCTTTGCTTCTCTTTCATTCTTAATAATTTCAGTAGTCTGATTTGTAATTTGCTGAACATTATTACCCATATTAGTAATAGCTTCTGTCATCTTTTCTTGTTCAGGAGTTATTACTTCAGCTAAAGCATTAATTGATTCATGAGAAATCATTAAAGGTTTTGTTTCTGTTGTAGGTTCTGATGTGACTAATGCTTTAGCACCTTGATCTTCATAACTCAATAGACCAACAATCTTTTCATTTTGTTCTTTTTCTTCTTGTTTTAATTCATCAAGAGCATCAGCAGTACTTGATGCAACAAATTCAACTAAATAACCAATCTTATTTAGTGTTTCATTAATTTTAGTAGTAGATTCATATTCAGCTTCATTTAAAGCCTCAACCATAGGCACAATGGCATACAAGATCTGAGTTAGATCTTTTTCCATCATCTTGCTGTTCTTTAATAGTTCAGCATTAGTTGACACATTACTTTGGTCAGACTTAGAATTTATCCATTGTGTGATTGCATTTGCGGCCATCTACTACCTCTAAATTATTTATAACCATTCAACTGATGCTGGAGTTGATTCTTCATCTAAATAGGAGTATCTTCTACGTTGATTCATTGAAGTTGATTCATGTTCTACAGGCATATCATAATTACATGTATCTACTTCAGTATAAATTCTATCTTGTAATTTTCTTCGTGGATTTTTACTCAATGCTCCCCATGCTTCTGAAATAACTTTCTCTTTTTCAGGAAAATTATTACATTCGTCATCATCTACCATTGACTTATAATAATCTTGAATTCGTTTAGCTTCTTCATTTCGTATTTGTTTATTGATTGCTTCTTGTTTTATTATCTCAGCATCTCTAGAACCTTGGTCAGTTCCATTTTGTTTCTGTAATTTATTTGCACATTCAAAACTACATGTAGGATTATATCCTGCAGTATAACCTAAGAATTGAGTTTCTTTTCCACATATTGGACATATACCTTCACCTTCTTTCTTTTTGTATTTGTCATAATACTCTTTCAAAGACATATTATGAATTTCATTTAAATGGTGACCTAACTTTTTAATTAAGCCTGCATCCTGATTTGATATAAATTCTTTACCACATTCTGCACATTCACATTTAAATGTTTGTCCCATCATTTGTTGAGCACGTAAAGTATTACGACATGCAGGTGAGCATGTTTCTCTATATCCTTTTACTGCATCGACGAAATTAGTAGGTTTACCACAAATTGCGCATTTTCCTTCATCTTCTTTTTTAAAGAATTTATCATAATACGCATGGGTTGTCATATCATGGTCCAATCTTAAATGAAGACCAAAACGAAACCAAGTCGAAAATTCCTTGCCACAAAGTTTACAAACTATCATAGTTTACCTCTATTTCTATTTATTGTAAACTATATTTTACATTCCAGGACTGCTTTGTAAACTTCTTTTTACATAACCAGGGTTTACAAATCATTCCAAAATACTTATATTATACATGTAAAAATTAAAGAGGTTATTCAAATGGGTATCAGAAAACAAGAAAAAGTCTTTAAGAAAATTTGCGAACTTAAGGGTTGGAAATTCCAGAAGTATAGCAATGATGGCTTTTATCTTTTGACTGATATTGAAGCACCTCGCCATGATGAAGATCATCCTGCTTATGTTTATATCGAATTTCGTCATTGGTATGGTGGTGATGAAACATTCGAATTTGATTTTTCAGAAAAGCCGCTTGACAGAATTAGTGTGGGTTATCATATAAATGGAAAGTGCCCTACTTGGAAAGTTCCGAAAGCATGCGATTTTAGTGATATTTCTAAAGCGCAAGATTACGTCAATATGATTATTGACTATTTCGCTAAGAAATCGACAAAAGTAAATAAGGATGCTAAGAAGAAAGACCTTAACTTTGTTAGTCAGCGAGCTGAGTATTTTGACTTTTATGAAAAGATGAATAAACTCGCTATTGAACACAATGGCAGTTTTAAAGAAGATGAACATAAACTGTTAACTTGGGAATTTTCTGGAGTTGATATTAACTGGTATTTTGAACCTACTGAGGATTTGACTAAAAATTGTTGGAGAGTTCGAATTCCGTCTTTAAATTATTCTTACTTTAGATGCAAAACTCTTGACGAAGTATATGACCTTTGTAAGTGGTATGCAGAAATGCCTAATATGCCTACATATAAATTTTAATTGAGGATTTATGTCTCGTTCATATCGTAAAAACATTCCAGGAACTGATTGGGTGCGCCTACCTATGTGTTGCACTAAGCATGATAGTATTCATGAATGGAAACGTGATTACAATCGATATATCAGACGTAGGACTAGAAATTTAATTAAGTGCCTTGATTTTGCTGATGAAGAATGTGATGAAAATTTCGAATTCCCTGAAAAACCAGAATTAACTTATATTGGAAATATATGGAATTCACCTATGGATGGATATTCATATTGGACTACAGAAGAATTTATGAGATATTGGAAGCCATGGGCTAAAAATAGGAAATAATTATGAAAAATGTTTTACTCTTTACTTGTTGTTTCTGTGGAAATAAATTCCCAGAAAAGGAAGCTCATAACGCTGCGCCTGTTATAGATAAAGGACAGTGTTGCAATGAATGCAATTATAAATATGTACTTCCAATTAGACTTAAACTTTCAATGGCTATTGATGAAGCCTTAGGAGAATAAAAATGACTTTTAATGAACTTAATCGAAAAATGGAAACTCTGTTCGATGGCGAACGCTTTACAGAGGAAGACTTTGCAAAATTCTTGAAGGAAAAAGGCGTAGTTTGCGCTGCAGATCTAATTCGCCAGATTTGGTATCAAGCCGGTAATGATGATATTTTCGGCACTAAGTGGGAAAAGTTCCCTGCTTATTTGAAGGCCTTTGAAATTTCTGGAATTGGTAAGAAGTTTGCTTGGGTGCAGGATGCATCTGGTCGTAATGAACGTCTTGATATTAACGATGAAGACGTCATGGATGAAGCCCAGAAGCGCTTCCTGGTAGATTTTGCTAAGCGATACGACAATCATACGCCTGACCCCAAGGATGAGCTCAGAGCTGACACATGCGTCACTAAGAAGGACCCTGTTCGCGCTGCTAAAAATCAGTTGAAGGCTATTTGTGATACTGACAAATTCTATCGCCGCCTTAAGGCATTCCTCCGTCATGGCATCCAGGTGCATGATGTGAAGGACACTCAGTTCGATGCAATGAATTCTACTGCTTTTGAAAAGTGGCTTGCATTCTGCTTGAAGATTTATGGCACTAATGATACGCTTGCCGTTAAGGAAGCTAAAATCCAGAAGGCTGCGCAAATCTTCGCATTATAAATAAAATGTCATCATAGATAATTCAATATATGTTAAAGAAAAAGAGAGACGAAAGTCTCTCTTTTTTTATTCTTCAGAAGTGACAGGTTGAAGCGTCATGTTTTCATAATCGAATGTGACTATGAATGTAGCTTCTTGTGCCTGACCAGTTTCTAGACTCAATGCTGACAAGTTAGTAGGTATACAGTGCCAGAATTTCATCTTTGAAACCATTACTTTGTCGTTATTTAATAGACAAACTTCTATAGCATCGATACAGTCCATTCTCAACAGCTTTTCACCAAGAGCTGTTTTTTTACCGATAGGTTTACCTGCTCTCATGCTCATTAGCCAACACCAGAAATAATAGAAGTTTTTACCTTCTTCATCCATCTTAAATTCCATATTGATGGTCTGTAAATCACGAGCACCACGTGGATCTGGATGCAATTGTCTTTCATGTTGGAATTCTGAAGTCAACATGTTTACTGATAAATCAGGAATATTGACTGTTCGAATATAGTTATCAAGGACAGTAGTATCTAATTCAAGGTCAGTAAAGTCGACCATGTTAGAAAATCTACATATCCATTTGTTCTTATTATAATTGTTAATCTCAGTTGTCACACCTGCCATAATAAACCTCTATTAAACTACTGATTGTAATGAACATCCATTTGCCATTGATAAGCCTTTAGACCAAATTGCGCCTGTCCATATAATACCATTTTCAAAACGGACACCACCATCTGGAGCAACAATAACACCATAGTTCTGTTGTTGTCCATGATAAGATGCAAATTTAATTGCATAGTCAGTATCATCATTACTTTGATAATCAGAATAAAGCATGAATGTTGTGTAGTCACCATTATTATTTTGTAAGTTAACACCATTACTTACTTCAACTTTACCTTGAACACAAATTCTTACGTATTCACCTGATTGCAATTGTGGAATAACAATCTGTAAATTTGTACCTGCAGTAAATGATTTGAAGTAATATTCACCTGCACCTAATGTCAATACACAATCATTACCTGCACTAAACTGATTATATGATTGGATATTTCCACCTGCATTTAATGTAATAGATTGACGGTCATTCATATTAACATTTTCTGTTCCATCATAATTTATATTAAATCTTGGTAAATCAGGAACTTCCATAGTTTTAACTTCCATCTTAGAGCCAACATAGTTATTGTTGACTGCAGTGACGTATTGTGTCTTATCAATATTTTTTGTTAAATAAATTATATTCTTACTTGCAGCATTATACCAAACTTGATTTTCACCATTATCTTTCAAATCAATAGGTGGATTTAAATTTGCATATTTAACACTGCCTTGCAATCCTTGATCTGCAAGATTAGCATTATTTAGAATGATATAAGAACCATCTGACCATTGTTCAGAACAATCTACATATATACCAGCTGGGAAATCTGGATTATCAGAATAACTTGTATTAACAGTAGATGCGTTATCAATATTGATAGCTGTACAATAAATTGAACGAACACCAATTTTTGCACCATCTAAATGTAATTTAGATTTTGTGAAAATTACATAGTTATTAAATTCTTCCCATTCTTTAGGAATAAAAGATTTTTCTGTCCATGTCACTGTTGAAGAATCTGCTTTAAAGAAATCACTTGCAATAGGCATCTCATTTGTTGTAACTTCTACATGAGCTTTAATTTTAGATGGAGTAATACCATATACATTAAATTTTACTGTTCCATAATTATTTGGATCTGAATAAATAACATCAAAATCTTTAACTAATAAACCTAATGTTTCTAATGTATATCCTATAACTGGTATATTATTAAGTGTAAATTCGAAACTTTCTGATAAAGTATCTTTATAAATTGTTATTTTAATTTTATCAGAATAATCTCTTTTGTTTGGATTTACAATCTTAAATCTCTGAATACCATATTGAGTTTTTCCAATTATGATAGTACCATCTTGTTTACTATAAACATCTAATATATGGTCGTATGTAGGTTTTGATGTTTCAATAGTTGGATTTCTAGAAGCACCAAGATATTCATAGCATGGATTTGTATCTGCTGTATCTTCACAGGTTAAACATCTAATTTGTTGTAATGGTTCATCTGGTTTAAAGAAATACCA